TGGATCAAGTTGCCCATTGGACGGAAGAAACGGGGCATTGGTGTACCCGAACCCTTTATGTCAGCGAAGATGAAGAAGAAAGAGGAAAACAAGAAATCGAAGAAGTATGGAACATGATAAATAATTTTGCGGTCTTGGTGAAACGGTAGACACGATAGATTCAAAATCTATTATTCGCAAGAATATGGAGGTTCAACTCCTTCAGACCGTACCATAGGGGTTATCTAGTTAGAGCGGACTACTAGAGTCCGCTCGCCCCACAACATATAGTATACAAAAAATATTATGGCAGATATACAAAAAATTTTTTCATTTTTATTGGTATAGGACATTAGAATACTATATACATATGCCATTCCTTCAAAAAATACTTAAATCGAAACACAATGATTTTCCCGAATACTATACAGAAATAGAATTAAAGAATCTCACCTACAAATGGGATAATGTTCCTGTAAACGAATGGATCGAATTTGCCGAAGAACATAAAATTCCTTACAAAAATTTATATGACGATTTAAAGAAAAAAGGATTGTTATATCCTGTCATTGTCCGGGAAACTCGGCCCGGCCTCATAAGAAAATGGCATTGTGGTGGTCGAAGAATCATATGGGCAAAAATAAATAGTTATACACATATTTCCGCATACAAGATTCCTGATTGGCAGACAAAGGAATCTCAACTACTCGGTGAAAAAATTTCAGCACGACAGTTCATTCAAATAGATTAGTGTATAAATAATAAGTTGATTTTATTCAAACAAAAAAAGGAGAAAATATGTTAGTTAGAGTTATTACTTTAACGGTTTTTGTATTGGCACTATTCTCTTATTCAGCATATGCTGATATAAGTATGTACGGTGCTTTTAATTATAAAATGTCCCATGATGAAAATACATCAGGGGTTGCCTATCATAAACTAGAAGATAACGGTTCAAAAATTGGATGGGATTTTTCATCCTCTTCCATTGACGGTTCTTCTCTTGGTGGTTTTGCAAAATTGGAAATTGGTGTTGATACAGACGATAGTGGTTCTGATACCTTCGATAGTAGGTTGGCATATGTCGGTCTATCCTCGAGTGTCGGAGATATTTCACTTGGTCGTCAAAGTCATCCATTTACGGATAACATAGGTGGTAAAACAAATGTGTTTAATGTTTATGGATCAAGTGCTGACTTTAATTACGGTGTTCGCTCATCTAATAGTGTGGCATATAGTCATAGTGCAAATGGATTAACAGTAGATGCTTTGGCAATCGCTGACGGTTCATCTGGAGATGCTAATGCATTTGATGAATACGAATACACGATTTCTGCTGATGTTCTTGGCAGTTCCGTATCATTGGGTTTTGCTGATGATGTTGTAAATGACATTTCTTATTGGGGTGCAGCTGCAACAACAGAAGTAGGACCTATAACATTGGGTACATCTTATACTATCAAAGACACTACTACAGACCTTGCAGGTGTGGAAGTAACGGCAAAGATAGATAGATTTACCGTGGGATACGGTGATAAGGAAGGTACTGGAAATTATACAACAGTTGGTGTTTCACATAGTCTTGTAGACGATTTGTCTATATATGCGGAAACCCAATTAACTAGTCCTGACACAGGAATTGATACTCAATCATATTCTATTGGGACTAAATTTAGTTTTTAGTATAAATAATAAATATAAACATTTAAACAAGGAGATTAACGATATGGATAAATGGACAAAGGATCACGGTGCATGGAAAGACTACGGTCTTATTTTGTTAGTTATTTCTTTATGGACAGGTGTATTGGCGCCGTTGGTAGTTGTAAAATGGGGTTTAATTGCTTGGATTGTAAGCAACCTATGGAAAAGGTACCACGCCTAAACCATCATAGTAATCAATAACAAAAAGGAAAAATCATGCGTGACTTAACGAAGAATCGTTTGATGAGAATTATTTACATTTTAATTGTTGTTGGTGCATTTTGGTCAGGTCACAAGTATGGTGAGCAAGCCGCTGTGATGTATGATGATTTACCAATACCAAAAGTAAGTTTTGAAATGCCTAGTGCTTCACAGTAGCACAACAACTGAATAGATAAAATAAAAAACCCTCCGTAATTGGAGGGTTTTTTCAGCTATGACAAAGAGCTATTTAATAATTATTTTTTATTTCTTTTTTATCTAAATTTCTTCTAGTTTTGTTTCCTATTTTTTTCACTTCTTTTAAATTAGCGGAAACTGCTCCTTTAGAAGAATAGTTATTTTTAGGACCATTTAAAGGCCCTAACATTTTGTCGCCTTTATTTTTTGTCCACTTCATATTACGCTGCTTCTAACAGACTAATTGAAACTTTCCATTGTTTCGGTGAATTACTTTCAGAAACGATAGCAGTTTTTTGATTGATTTTTGTAAGTCTACCTTTTACAATCATTCCACGACCTGAAAATTGTACTTTTTGTCCGACAGATAATTTGGAACCTGCAGCCATACTTAATTCCGTTCTACGATTCTTAATCATTTGTATTACAGAATTGATTTCACTATTATTCAACAATGAAATTTGTTTATTAATATTTACTAAAATTTTACTCATACGGTACTTCTATCTCCTAGAATATCAGAATCAGTTCCGTCTACCTCAACTCCGTGAACACCACGAGCTGAGCATAAACCCAGGTTTAAAGTTTCGTGACCTTGCCTTATATGTGTAACTTGGTCGTGTAAATTCATTGAACCACCGTGTGATTCGGAATGCATAGAATCTAAATTTGATAATATGTTTAAGTTTAATTCTATTTGACTATTCAATCTTTGCATATTTTCAAGTATCTGAGCAATCATTTGGTCGTTAGTAATATATTCGTTTGTCATAGTTTCCTCGTTTAAGCGTTTAATAGTGAAGAATTATCTTCACTATTGTTAATTAAATTGATGATAGAATCCCAATTTATGTTATACATTGCTGGGAAACATGTTTTCATCATTTCACAAAACTCAATCTTTTGAACACTAGTCTTTAAAGATTGATAAGTTTCGTATATGTTAGATAAAGACATATTGTCTTCTAACTTATAAACATCACTAATATTAGTGTGGTAAGTTAAATTTAATTTCATAATATAAACCTTTTATTGTTATTATTCTTATACTGTATACTAAAAAAACGCTAATGTCAAGTAAATAATGAAATTAAAACTCTTATATTTCAATAGGTTACAAATTAATTCTGTTGTATTTTTACAACAAATGTGGTGTTCTCATTTTGTTCTCATAGAATTGTATCAAAAAATCGTTATAAATAGTTAAAAAGGAGATGATAATGTCAAAATTCATTAAAGCATTTGAAAGCGATTTGAAGGCATTGACCAGATTTCTGGTTGGTACCATAAAAACGAAAAAGAATGCTCCAACGAAGAAGAAAAAAACAGCTAAAAAGAAACGGAAAAAATAAATGAAGAAATGCGATAACGAACATTGTAAGGCAGAAAATTGTACCTGTGATCCTTGCGAATGTGCAGAAGATAAATGTTGCGATTGTAAATAATGCCAGCTGTTAGTAGAAAAGGTGATAGTTTAACAACTGGACATATTTGTATAACTACCACAACATTAGCAACGCCAGGTCAAGGTACAGTATATGCTGAAGGTAAATTAGTGGCAAGGATAACTGATCCTACTGTGGCACATCCATATCCACCTAGTCCACCTTGTGCTAACCATACATCAACTGTTAAGGCAGGAAGTGCTACGGTATTTTGTGAAGGTAAAAAGGTTGCTCGTGTAACTGATAGTGCAGATTTAGGTGCTCTGACTAGTGGTGCTGGGACTGTTTTTGCAGGTGATTAGAGAAAACGGTATAAATAGTTAGATGGCAATACTACAATCAGGATACACGGACGCTCAAAGAACAAATGCAAGTGCTAGAAGTGCTCGTATATATAAAGACATTTCTTTGAGTTTTGAACGAAATTTAGCCACACAAGATATTATACAAAAGACTGACATTGAAGCAGTCAAGCAATCCGTGAAAAATCTCATACTGACAAATCATTATGAACGACCTTTCCATCCAGAAATAGGATCAAGTGTTAGGAGTATTTTATTTGAACCTATCAACCCTATTACTGCTAATACATTAACTCGTTTGATTGGAGAGGTTATCGCAAACTTTGAACCAAGAGCAAGACTTGTGGCTGTGGATGCTCGACCCAATTTTGATGATAACGCATATGAGGTGACGATTGGTTTTTATGTGGTTAACATACCTGGTGAGTT